ACTTTTTCTTCTAATATTTTGTTTGTCATAATAAGGGGCAATTATGCGTAATTATTCTATTTAACTTCTTTTTTCTTGTCGGATGCCAACCATCCAATAGTAACCAATCCAATAGCTAAAACTAATTGACTTCCTGATTTATCAGTAAAAGCTCCTGCATTATAAGCCTGTATTAAAGCGTCAATTAATAAAGGTAATCCTGTTAGTAATCCAGCTAAAGTTGTTTTTAAGTTTTTCATGTTTGTTTAAATTTTACGTGTTAATCCTAATTTTTCTATTATTAAATTTTCAAGGTATGAATTATCTTCAGCCCAATTTGCGTATTCTTGCTCGTTTATTTCAACATTTCCACAAGCTAAATTCTCTCCTAATTCAGAACATACCTCGTAATAGGTATTACATGATAAATCCGTAGTACTATTAATAATTGGTCTTACTAATAATTGAGTTCCTATTTTTGAAGGTAACCCTAATTTAATTTCGTTTATTGCTATCATTGTTATTTATTGTTTAATTATATACTCTTATTTCAATCATAGTTCCATTATTTAACATCCTATCATCCGAACCATTCTGCCAATCTATTGTATTGTTTGATGTGTTTAACTTTACAAAAGAAGAAAAAGACGAAGAGGATGCATTATAAAGAATTACCGTTTTATTTGTTACAAAAGCTCCTGCTAAAGTACCTACATAAGAACCAGATGAAGTTCTTGTCCAAACTACTGTGCCGCCTAAAGTATTTTCTAACACAGTTGCTACTGGTGCAGAAGTCCCTGATTGAGTCATTAATGCAGTATATATTTTGTAAGGACGTATAGCATCTAACTGACTTTTAACAACTACCTGATTTGATAAAGTAGCTACATTTGATGTTATATTTCCATTTACTTGAAGTTTATTAGTTGCAATACCATCGTCATTAGTAGTACCTATTAGAATATTACCAGATGGTACTATCTGAAGATTTACTCCATCACTGATGCCTAATGACAATCTTCCAGCGGTCTTATTTACTATTTGATAGTTGTTAGTTGCTAAGTTATAGATATTACCCGCTTTATCAACTCCGTTATTTGCAAGGGCAAACTCCGTATAATTTTCGCCACCATTATCTAATTGTAATGTTGTAGCATTTCCTCCTTTTACTCTTAATTTGTAAGCACTCGAAGTAGCTCCTATGACTACATTAGTTCCATTGTCAAAAATCTGACTATTTCCAATCGTTCCACTTGCTGTAAATTTAGGCAGGTAATTAGTAGTGCCACTACCCGAAACTTTCAAAGCCAAAGCATCAAAAACAGCATCTTCGCTTGGTGACTTGTCAGTTACTCCGTTTGTAATTGTTTGTGATATAATTGGTATAGTTCCTGATGCATCTGGAAGCGTAAAAGTTCTACTTGCTGTTAAACCTACATTACTAAAAGTACCCGAAATTGTAGGTGATTTATAAGTTGCAAATCCAAAATCCTGCATTAAAAATTGAAGATATCCAAATCTATTTTTAAATAAATATCTATCTAAATTATTTTCAATTTGACCGTCACCGTTACCGTCTGAGTTCATTACTCTAATTATAGATGAATTAAATAAAGGAGTATCTAAAAATACTTTATCACCTCCTATATCTTGACCAGTAGTTAAATCAACAACTTCATCATTAGTAGCTAAAGTGTAAGTTCCTGCTACTATTTTTGCGGGAAAGTTTAAGAGAGTGTTTTCAATAGGCTCTGTAAAAGCAATATTAGTTGCAGCACTTCCTACGGTATTATTTTGTTGTATTGTAGCCTTTCCTTCTAGTGTTTGAAATAAGGCAATTCCTGTTCCGTAATTAGTACTACTTTGTATATATGCGCTATTTACGAATACTCCTAATCCAGAAACTCCGCCATTTAAATCATCATAATATATATCTGTATATTTATCAACTCCATCTCCTGCTCCAATAACTCCACCACTTTTTCCGTCAAATAAAAAATTAGAGTTTACATCTAAAACTTTTTGTAAATCAATTGTATTAACAGCATCAACTGTTGGGTATTTAGTTCCTGTACCGTCAATAGTTAAGTCGTTTTGTTTGTTTGCTTTCAATTCATACCCTGCATCCACAACCGAAAAAGGAACAGGCAATAACGTTCTTACGGGTGTTGTTCCTCCGAATTGAAATTGATATACTGGGTCAGAACCTCCCGCAATACGATTAGCATAACTTTTAATAACAATTCTATCAGTAGGTAAAAAATCACCATCATCCCAAACACCCGATGCTGTAAATTCGGCATAAGTACCATTCACAACGGCATTACTTATGCTCGATGTAGCAATAATCGTTTCAACTCCTAATGCATCACGGTGGTAAACTTTAAAGTAAAACGTAGCAGTTCCCGAACCACTTAGTCGTCTAATATTTCCAAAAGTAGTAACATTAAATACACCCGGTTGTCCTATTAATACTCCAGCGTCTGTTATCCTTTGTGAAACTAATTGTCCAACTCCTGTGATAACAGGTGTAGAAACATCAACCGCAACCGTATTGTAATCAGGTGCGTGAATATCTGTAACCATTTTAATATATCCGCTTACATCACTCGCAACATTAGTTGGGTATAGTGTTAGGTTAGTTGGTAAATCTGAAATATTTAATTTTAAATCTAAAGCGTCGTGAGTGGCTTTTTCGTTTGGATATAAAGTAGTTGAATAAGTGCTTATTGTAGATATTTTATTTGTAACATCTTCAGAATCGGCAACATTTGCTTTTAATGCTAAAGCATCATAAACAGCGTCCTCACTTGGTGTAGTTGAAATAAAACCATCTCTAATAAATTGTGTAATTCCAGCCAACTCTACATTAACTGGTATTTCAACACCTATAAACCAATATGAACCATTACTTACTATTGCGTTAAGTTCTTCAGTACATATAATAGTCGAACCACCTGCTACATTGTAATAAGTTCCTTTTCCTACTAAGATAAATTCTTGTTGTGTTGTAGTTGGTAAAGTTTGCCCATCAGTTACTGATATAGCCCTAAATCCAACACCATCTGTTGAACTAATAAAAGCACTTATAAAAGTTGCTAAATCTTCAATTGTACCTCGTTTCAATTCAGTACCAACCTCATGTGGTATGTTATCCGTTAAGCTAAACGGTTCAGGCGATAGTTCACCTAATCCAATTGTAATTACTTCATTTGGGTCTATCATAATTTCATTATCATTAATGTTACTAAATAAGGCGATTGAACATCGAAAGAAATTGCACTTGTTGTGGCACTTGCTTTTTTAACCGATTCTAAAAACTCACCGCTTTCATTTTGTCCTGAAGATACTATTAAAAGTCCAGCAGTACCTCCTCCTGTATCCGCTCCAACTCCATAACCCGAAATAGGTATAGATAAAGAACGTGCATTTGAGCCACCTGTAAAGCCTACAAAACTATTAATCGTTCCATATCCAATAGTACCTCTACCGTCTCTATTTTTAGTCCCGTTATTACCATTACAAATTGCAAAACCTTCGCATAAATTAATTCCTAATCCAGTACTGTCAAAATTATCAGTTATATATTGGGTTGTTACATCCATTTCTATAACTTCATATTGCAATTTACCAACCAAAGGACGTAATAAATCCAAAAGTTGTTGTACTGTGCCACTTTTTAAATCAGTACCTACCTCGTGCGGAATTAAATCAGTAAGCGAAAACGGTTCAGGCGCTAACACCCCAACTCTTACCGTAGTTATTAAATCAGGATTTATCATATTTCTTTTGTTCTTAAAATTATATTCTCGTCTCCGTTGTTTATGATTATATTAGGATTTCCATTGTTTAATACGGTAGTTCCTAAACTTGCAGTTAAAGGTTTACCAAAACCAATAGCAGAACCGCTAAAAGATATTAATTCGCCAACCGTATTAGGGTCTGACAATGAATTAATATAGCATTTACCATAATCTACAATTGGATAAATACTCCCTTGAAATTTCCATTCTAATAATATCCTATCTCGTTTTAATTGCTTTAATCTATCTAAACTCGCAACGTTAAAATTACCACCTGCTACCGTTGTATTTAATTGCAGTCCTGCAAATGATATATTATAAGATTGACCTATTGGTCGTGATGTATTCCATCCTTCATTGTCTCGTGTAGTTGTATCTAAAAACTCGCTTGTTTCTTCAAGTGAATTTTCAGTCAAACAACCAACTGGCAACCAGCTATTGTTTATTTTAAAGTATAAAATCCTATCTTCTCCGTTTATAAATTCCATATCACAAATATAATAAAATTATCCGACAATTGTAGGTTTGACCGTATTACCATAATCGAAAGTAGGTTTATAAATAATGTCAGGTATTTCAGCAGAATATAACTCTAACAATTTAAAATCTGTTATATTGTTTTTTGTATCATACCAATACTCAATAGGGAAAAATTTACCTTCAATATTGTTAATATTTATATATGAAAAGTAAGGCATGAAACCAAATGCAGAACCTTTAAATACTTTTAATGGTTTTTGTGCTATTCTTAATTCTTCCTCTGCTGCTATTCTTAAAAGCGGATAATTTTCAAAACTTCCAACCCTTGACCATGTTTGAGTTGGTGTTATTCCGTCCTCTTTAAATATTGCCCCTAAATAAACAATCCCTGCATTGTCTCCGTTTGATACTGATTTATTTTCCTTTACGATTGAACTTACTTTTTTAGTTCGTGAAACTGTATGAAACTCGCCTATAACACTATCACCTGCAAAAGTATTAATTAAATCTAAACTTGAAACTTCAGCCATTGTAGCATTTAATGGGTTTTGTAATAAAGTGCCTGATTTAGCTACATAAACCTCTACAAATACGCTACCATTGGCAGGTAAAGGTAAAGATGGAATGTCATATGTTTTTGTGATTACTCCTCCGCTTGCTTGTTCAGTCCCAAATATTTGTGGTTGTATATAAGCAAATGAAACGCTATCTAACACCCAAACACCATTCACATCCATTGAATATAAACCGTGTCTAATTCTAAAGAAAAAACGTGTACTACCGTTAGCCTTTACAGTTACTTTAAAATTAAAAGTATCATCTTTATTTAATAAAATAGAATCCGATGTTGCTAATAATTTAATTGGACTTGATGGAGCTGTATCAGGTGTCATTTTAAATCCTGAGTCGTCTAATGGGTCATTAATTAAGTATGAAGAATTAGGTTCATTAATATCCCAACCTTCATAATTTAATAAGTTATCATGAATTAACAAATTATTAGGAAATAATCCACTAACAAAACCATATTTATAACCCAATCGAAAAGCAGAAACACCGCCTTTAATTTCGATTCTTTGATTTCCTGAACAATGATGTGGGTAAAAGTTATCTATTTGAGAACCTAAAACTTTGTTTAAATTAATCGTTTTATTCCCTAAATAAATATTATCAATATCATAGCGTCTAAATAATACATAAGGATTTTTATATATTTCATTAGCTTTATAAATATACCATTCTCCATTTTCTTGCGTTATACAAGCACAAAATATGTCTAAAACAGACTTTAAAACCTCCTCGCAACTCATTAAAGTTCCATCGCCTGTTGATTGGCTGTCATTCTTAAAGAAACGGTCAGCATTTAATTGTATTTTGGTTAAAATATCTAAACTATCGCTTGGAGTTAATCCATCGTAAAGAGTATTAATCGAAGTGTTTATAGGTAATAATATGCCCGTTCTTTTTAAGCAATAGTAAACAATATCACTTGCTTTTTCTTTACCTATAAAACGAGTACCATTATCCCTAACAAATGATAAGTTAGATAAAGCACCTAACCCATCAACACAGTCCAAATTTAACACCCATGCATCACGTACAAATGATTGATAAATACCGTCTGGTTTTAAAAATCCTCTAAATATTATTTTGTTATTTTTATAAAATTTAACCGTAAAGTCTTGTTCGTCTTGTGTATATAAATCCTCTAAAGTAACGTTTAAATCAGCTTCTAATTCTAAAGATAAGCCAGTACCTCTAATGCTATCTAAATGGTCAGAAACACTCCCTTTTTCAAGTGTAGCCTTACCTTGAATTTCTAAAGAATCACCTAAATAATACTTCTTAAATATTTGACATAAAAAAGTATCGTTTATATTATTAGTGTATTGAAAATAGTATCTAAGATTTAGATTTTCATTATCTGAAACAAGCTCTACAATTGCGCTTATATTAGTGTTTAATGCTCCGATTGATGCCGTTATATCATCAGATAAAATAAGCATCTCAATTGTGTTATTTACACGCTTATAAGAGATAAAGTCAGCAGTCCAATTTGCAATTAAAAACGATAGTGTTTTATTTATCGTATCGTTTAAGTTATCCTGTAATTGTATTTTATTAGGTATATTATCGGCAGTATCATAGTCAATACTCATGTAAACTTCGCCTGAATTATAAACAATAGCTAAATCATTTACTAAAATACCCAAATTTAAAGCAGTTCCCAAAACGGGATTGTCTGTAAACGATATAATTATTCTTTTTGCCATTTTACAAATATAATGATTTTTACCCTAAACTTATTGCACCACCTAATCGTTTATTTTTATCTAAAGTGTTAGAAAGCACTCCTATTAACGATTGACCGCTTATTTCAAATACTACCGTTCCACCTGTGAAACCTGAACCTCCAGAACTTGAAGTCGATGATGTTGGACTCGATACGCTTGCGCCTGTTGAAACAGAACCTGAACCAGCTCCACCTTTTGCTTTTGCCCCTATTGCTCCACCTATTGCCTTTAATGCCACACCTACTCCGATAGCAGCAATACCAGCAACAATAGCAGCAGGGCCACCTGTTGCAATAGCTAAATCTAATTGTCCCTTTACAACCGCTAAAGTACCATATTGAATAAGCATACCTCCCATGTCAGACAAAAACTTGCCTAAACTTTGCAATAAAGTATTCCCTATCGCTCCAAGTACGTTTCCACCCGTTGCTAATGCTTCACCAATAGAAGTGCCTAACTGTCCAAATGTATCTGCTAAACTTCCAGTTATTAAAGCATTTAAATCTTCATTTAATTGCTTTAAGTTTTCCAACATATACAAACCGCTTGTGTCAAAATTGGTTCGTATATTACCCATAGAAGTAGCAATAACACCTTCAGCACCTTGAACGTTTTTAGCTATTTCTAAAACTTTACCGCTTGTTTCTACTAATCCAGTAGGTTCAATACTTGATGATAAACCGCTAACTTGCGGAGTTGAACCTGTAACCGTTGGTGTTTTAGCTGTTTTTGGAGTAGATGTTTCTAACTTTAAAGATGCTGCTGTACTTTTGTTTATTTCAGTAGTCCATTTAGCTTGTTCTAATGCGTTTTGTCTAATTTCATTTTGAACATCTTTTAAAGAACTTCTTTGTGATTGTAATACATCAACCGCATCACCATAAGCCATGTTAGTAGCAGTAGCCGCTTGACCTCCAGCACTTGCAGCAGTAGCTTTTGCAATAGCTATTTCATTAAATTGCTTTTTAATTTTACCAATAACCTCAGACTCTTTTTCTCTAAGTTTAAATTCTTCAACTGCTAAATCAGCTATTTTACCACTATATGCCGATGCCTTTGCTTTTGCTATTAATGCTTTTGTAAGTTCATTAACCGCACCCGTTACATTTCCGTTTAATATTTGTTCTTTTGATAAGTTACCGAAATAAGCAGGATATTCATCTTGTAGTTTTTTAACCGCAATTAACCTATCAGACATTGAAAGATTAATATTTTTAGCAGCAGATACATAAGCATTTGCGGAAGATACTTGTTCGCTTGCTGTCTTTGAAGCCTCAGCATTAGCTTCGGACATTGATTGTTTAAACTTATTAAAAGTGCCCGTTAATTTACCTACAACATCATCAATAGACAAGCCACTTTGAGCAAATAAAGTAAAAGCAGTCGTTACTAATGAAATACCTAATAAAATACCACCTGAACCCATTAAAGAACTTGCCAATGCTTTTAATGCTCCACCCGTTGAACCTGTTTGATTTTTAAGATGTGTAAATGCTTCGGCAGTAGCTGTTAAGTTATTTCCTATCCCTATAATACCATAAGGGGCATCCTGAGCAATACGAGAAAATTGCATTAAGGCATTCCCTCCATTTGCTACTTTTGGAGTCATAGCAGAAAACGAACCTCCTGTATCTTTTAAAGTAGTTCTTAGGTCAGTTAAAGACGCTTTTGTAGACTTTATATTGCTTTGAATTTCTTTAGTATCTAATCCTAATTTAATTCTTTCTAATTTAATTTTTGAAAGTTCCTTTAAATTAAGTTCAGCTTCTTTTATTTTACTCTGCAAATCTTTAATGTCTGCGCCTATTTCTATTTCTAATGCCATTTTGTTTGATTTAGGTATTTTTGATACTCCTCTATAAATCTTTGTTTTTGTTCGTCGCTAACCCCTTTATTAGCAATTTTTCCACCTGATAAATCCATAAATTTATCCATTGTTTTTGGTAGTTTCTTATAATCTTGATAAGGTGCAATTAATGCGTTATAAGCTACTAACCTATATTTCTTCCAATCTTCTAACTGCATGCGCTTATAAGCAAAAAGGCGAATTTGAAACTCTGCAAAAGTCATGTCATAAACATCACTCAATCGCATAATTCCAAGTTCGCCACAGGCAAAGGAAATGACATCTTTTTTAAAGTCTATTTCGACACTGCTTTCACTTTTTTTTTATCCTCAACTGGTACGTCTTTAAACATTGATTCATTAAATGCTATTTTAAAGTCAAACCAAAATTTACCTCCGATACCTCCGTTATCATCGATTAAATCGTTAATGTCATACATTGTGAAGTCAATCTCTTTACCTTCTCTTTTGTGTGCGTATAAACGAGAATAATACATGATTTTAGGCATTAAAACCTCATCTGTTTGTACTCCTAATTCTTCAAGTTTCAAACCTGTTCCGTTTAGCAACTCGTTCAAAAAACCTATTCCAAAATGGAAGTCAATTCCAAGTAAATTTCTTTTATTCATAATTATTTTTTAGATTAATTCTGCTTTCCAATAACCCTCCGTTTCAAACCCTACGTAAATAAATCTATACATTTGATTTGTGGTTAAAACTACGTTTTGCGTGAACGTTCCAAAGGTTGTAAACATTTTATTTGTATTAGCTACATTTGCTCTAATAACTATATTATTAGCAACTGCAATAGCATATATTTCACGACCTATTACATCAGTAGCAGGTAAATAAGCAATACCACCTGCAAAGCTACACGAGTTCATGTCGTACGGCAATACTTGTGGCGTTAAACTTAAATCAATAGTACCCGCAGTTTTAACAGGTACTTGTTGGTCTATATAATCAACAACCGCTTTTAAATTACCTCCCACATCAGCAGGCGAAATACTATTAGGTAAAGTTTCGTTTGTGACTTGGCTATCTATTTGAGCCTTTAATGCTGTATTTGTCATATCTTAGACTCCGTATTGATTAGTAAATTGTTGTGTAAAAACTGAACTTCACGCTTCAGGGTCAACTGTTGCAATCGCTCCGTCACCTTCTAAAGTAACTGAAAAAGTACTTATTTCGTCTCCAGCCCCTTGGTCTAATGATAAATCTGAAAGGATAGCAGAACCATAATAAATAGCACCCGTAACACCTGTATCTAATTTCCAAGTAATAGCAGTTTTTGCAATTTGCTTAGTTAAAAGATAATCATGTGATGCTTTTGTAGTTTCACCACCTATTGAAGTTGTATCAATATACTCACCTTCAGCGTCAATAGTATAACTAAATACACCCGCTTGTTTTTTTACAACACCTGGAAAACATTTTGTTTGTGATTCAATAATTGAAACAGCAGAACTCAAACTATTTGAAGTCAAACAAGCTACTGGTCTATATATCGTTCCATCGTGTACGTAAAGTATTCCTACTTCTCCTTTAATTGGTAATGCCATAGTATTTTATATTAATGTTAAATTTAATCTTAAAAATGAACGGAATATGTTTTCCGTGTCTGTTACTGTTTCTAATTGTTGTTCAAATGTTATGTTTTGAGTCAAATTTGTAAATCCTGATATTGTTAACTTAGGACTTAATAGTGTGTAAATAGCTTGTTCAATATCGTTTAATAAAACTCTACTACCACTGTTTCCTGCACTTGATGTTTTATTGTATATTTCAATTAATAATGAAGTAGTCCACCTATAATCACATTTTGTACTCTTTTCAATCTCTTTTGTTTGTGCTGTAAATAATACATATTCCTTTAAATCAGCGTTTCCGCTTACTCTACTATCGAAACAATTTATGATTTTGCTATTAACAACAATGTTGTTAATTTGGTCATAAACCGCTTTTCTAATGAATTTGTCAGGATTAATATTTACCATATGTCAAAAATACTAAATTTTTTTGTTAAATTGCTTAACTAATTTTGATAAATTGTTTAAATATTCTCTTTTGCCTTTAATATAGGCAGGATATAAAAAAGGTTGTGGATTAATACCTGCTCCTAATATCTTTGCAAATATTGGATAAGCTGCTTTTTCATCAATTCCTTTTGCTCTACACCATATTTTAATAGCTTCTAATCCATCCTTAAAAGAACCACTTTTTTGATTCTTAAATGAATTAGCCATATCTTTAAATTCCGCTGGTACGCTTACTTTTTTACCAGTTCCAAACTCCATATAAGCACCGTATTTTTCATTTACAGTAACTTTATAATTTGACATTTTAACCTTTGAATTTGAAATACTTTGAGCTAATTTACCAAAGTTTTTAGGCGCTAAATTCTTAGCATCATTTTCTATTTGAAAAGCAATAGCTTCGGTTTCCGCATCAATTAATATTTCAGCATCCTTGCCAAATTTACGTAATTCTTTTATCGTTTCATTTATTCCTTTAACCGATGCCATTGGCTGTAATATTTACAAATCTAAATAATTCATCATCATATCGAATATCATTAACTACATATTTAGAACCTTTGTAAATAATACTTAAATTGTCAATATCAGGTGTTAATGTTGAATTAGCTCTTATCTTAAATGAATAATTATTCTTTATATCTGATTTACCAATAGAATTATCTTTAAAAGAACTATTTTGTTTAACTTCTGCCCAATAAGAACCTATTAAAACATCAGTCACGGTATTTCCTCCGTATCCATCCGAAACGTTTGTCGTTTTATAAATAGCTATCTTTCGAGTGTATTGTCTTGAAATCATTATAAAAATCTTCTATAAATGTCTACCGCTTCTTTTACTGATTCTGGTATTAATGTGCTATTTACTTGTTTTTCTGACTCGTAATACCACACCTTAATCATTTGTAATGCACTTTGTATTAATTCATCAGGAACGTCACCACTTGCATAACCCACGTTTAAAGTAACTGTTTTGTCGTTTGGAAACACTGCAAATGTAGAGTAATAAAAAACAAAAGACTCTAAAGGTAACGTTATAGAGTTAATCGGATAGTCATATACTTTTACTTGACAAGTTCCGTTGTAAACTACTTCACGTTCAAATAATATATGATTAGTTCTTTTTTCTATATAACGTAAAGACGCATTTATCATGGAAGTAATTTCCGTATCATCATCGGTTAAATCCAAATCAACTCTAAGATAATTCTTTGCTCTCTCTAATGTTATGACTGATAAGTAACTCATTACTCTTTCGTTTTAAGTTTCTTTTCTTGTTTTAATTCAGCAACTCCAACCCTTACAAGATAATTTCCTCTTTCATTATTTACTTCAATAACTTCTCCAGTAATGTTATCTAAATGATTTTTTAATAGTTTGATTTTCATTTCAGTAATTATTTTATTATTTCAAAGATACAAAAAAAGCCATTCAAATTAACGAATGGCTTTTTAATTTATAATCTAATTAAATTAAGGAATAACTGTTTCTAAAGTTCCTTTAACAACGGCATTGTTGTTAAAGATTGCTAAAGTAATCCTTTCCTCAATTCTGAACATTACTTTGTTTTGTTTTGCCAAAGTAGAATCTTCGAACATTCTTAATTCTGGTTTCAACCTGTTAATCAATAAAACAGCTGTTTTATCAAAAGTTAAGAAGTTGTTAGCGGCTAATTGTGTAGTTGTTGCCATTTGTAAACCAGCTACTTTTAACGCCCCATTTTCAAATACAACTGTTCCATCTGGCAAATCATATTCACCTGAACCAGTAGCTTTATTCAAGCCAATTTTAACCGAGTCACGAACATTTAATATTGCCGTGTTACCTTGATAGAACTCAAAAGTATCTTCTGGAATTTGACCGTAAGCAGCATCAACCATTTTATCTACAGCAGCAGTAAATGTTCCATCATAAGCAGTAGCAGCAGTCAATAATCCAACAACTGGATTTGCATCAGCAGTACCATTTAAGATAAAAGCGTTTTCAGCTACTTTTAACGAAATAAGCATTTTTGATTGTAAGTACGAAGCCATCCAATCTAAATCGTCTAACATTTCACGATCAACTGTAATAGTTCCCGCAATCCATTTAACGTATGCAGATTGTGAAGTCAAATCAAAATCCATTTGTGGCTTATTTCCACCAGCAACCCAAACAGCAGCTCCACCTTCTCCGCCGTTTTCTTTTGGATAGATAACAGATCCTTTTGTTGTGCTTCCCTGTGGTAACAAATCAGATAACCAAACTCTATCGTAAGGGTTTCTAATTAATGCGTTTCTAACTTCTTGGTTAAAAGGAGTAGAACCTGGGAAGTTAGCAGCGATAGACATATCACCTACTGCTTTCATTTCCAATACCAAGTTATCACCTTGTTTGAAGTTCTGAATAGCCTCTGCATTTTCTTTGATAGTTTCACCTAAAATTTGGTTAAACGTTTTAATTTCTAAAGGTTGTTTTGTTGCCGCTTGTTGCAAACGAATATCTAAAGCATCTAAATGCTTTTGCATTGCTACTGATTTAGTTTCAAATTCATCTTTGATGCCTTTGATTTCTAAATCATATACTCCTTTTGATTTTTTTTCAAATTCATTGATAGCAGATTGAATTTCTACTTTTGATTTTGTCTCGAAATTGTTTTGTAAGTCGTTTTTTAACGCTTCCAATTGTACTTTTAAATCTTCCATTTTAATTAATGATTAATGATTGTCTAAATGATTTTATTTGCTCTATAATCGGCTTTTCGTTCAAAGTGTCAGTTTCTAACGGCTTATTTGAAAGTGATTTTAATAATGTTTCAATTTGTCTTAGTCTATTGTCAGAGTAATCCAAATTGTATGATTTTTCAATAAGTTCTAAAATTCCGTAAGTAGATTTTATGCTTTTAATCCCTTGTACCGTTGAAAGCTCATTTGCGCCCCAAGATGATAAAAACGAATATTCCATTAGTTTATATTCGTTAATAATGTTTTTATTCTTAACATCACGCTGCATTACTTTGTAGCCAATTGACAGCTCGGCATTCAACCCGTTATCATGCATCAATTTTACATCAGTAAACATATCTTTACCTAATGGTTTATTCATGTTGAATTGAGTGGTCGTGAGTAATCCATAACTATCTTTAGTATCGATAACTAAAGGAACCCCTATCATTAATGTAGGATTATGATCTTTCAACACCCTAATGCGTTTAAAGTTTTCGTTTACTGTTTTTTCAAATGCTCCGTATGCCGATATGTCGCCATCTGAATCTTTGAAGTTGTAGGCATTAGCATAAGCAGTCACAACTCCTTTTTGTTCGTCTAACTCTTTTAAATCGTATGATAATTGTTTAAATTCCATGTTTATACAAATAATGACTTAATGCCAAACATTACGCCTGTTTCGATATCCGTGTAAGATTTCGATTTTCTTCTTGGATCCTTTCCATATTTTTCAATCAACTCAATCAACTCAATTGCTTTCTCTTTAATTAAATCAACTTCTGTTTTATTTTCAGAATTAAAACGTCCTATAATTTCCTCACCTTTTGTCATGATATTTTATCTTTTTAATATTAAAATCCAATTATACGTGTCCCACAGATCAATGAATTGGTAACGGTATGGTGTTTTTTTTAATTTTTCATTATTAACATTCCATCTGCATCACGCTTTGGAACAAATGCAATAGTACATCTGCAATTAATCGTATTACCTCCGCTCGCATTTGCATCGCCAGGGTATTGTATGTTTTCACCTCCAACAAAAAAGGGTTTATTTAATTCCTGTTTTTGGTCGTTAATATCGAAATGATCATAAGGCGTTATTCGTGTTCTATTGTCTTGTACGCTAATCCAGACCTTATCTAACACTAAATCGCTTTGTTCTGCGGTTTTAATAGCTGCGAAATTACTTGATGTCGTTGTTTCAGTTCTTGCGATTCTCAAAGATTGCCATTTATAAAATGTTTGATTCTTTTCGATTATTGATTGAATAGCATTTCTCAAATCAATCACAGTTCCGTTTTCTCCAAGTGATTTTTGTATGCTTTTTATTACGTCGCCAACCAATGTATCACGAACACTTGTAATCCTTACACCTCCATCGCTAGACAAAAATAGTAAAATTTCTTTTAACAATTCATTATTAAACAAAACATTTGCTTTTTTAGTCTTTTCTAGTTGGTTATTTATTTTATTTCCGTAATCTATGCCGATAGTTTCGTATAACTCACGGTACATTTTTACAATGTCTTCACGCATAATTGCAACGTCAACTTCCACCTCAAATGTGTACAATGATGCGTTTTTAGGTAGTCTTTTGATAATCGCAGAAATATGTTTCTGTACTATTCTGTACGCTTTACGTTCGTAAATTGAGTGTTGTTTTTGCCAATCCATAGCCTACAAATTAGCATTATCAATTATCCCATCACTTATATCATCAATTCTTTTCTTACCATTGTTAATCCAAACAACATCCATGCCGTCCTGATCTACACTTTCATACTTAAATGCTGAACGTATCTCATTAGGAGTTAGCGGTATCATGTTCAATCCTTCAGCTAGTGTTTTCATATCAGCCTGCATTTCTGGCAATTCGGTAACATCCCATTCAATTACACAATCTTCGTACCCTTTGAAACGTGGTATAAATGCTTTATTTAATGCGTTTTGTAATAATACTAAGTCAGGTTGTATATCGTCCGTTATAAGTTGCTTTCTTGCCTCGTTTGTATCTGTACTACCCAAACTTGCTTTTCCATCGCTATTAAGCAATTCGTCAGGAAAATTTAATACATTACATATTGTTTTTCTGTCCCAATTTAAAAAGTCAAAAGGTTTTAATTCGTCAGTTGTCAATGATATTCTTTGAAATCCAACCTCACCACTTGCTCCAGCTATTTTGCCTAAACGTTCAGGGCTTTTATCCATTTCTTGCAATCTTTCCTTCATTGATTGTGCCTGTTCTGGAGTCCAAGGCGTGCCTTTACCGTAAACAAATCCGAATGCTCCACTACTTTGCAACATCTTAATATTATTATCAATAGCACTATTTTGACTATTAATATTTCTTAATGCAGAACGCAAAGGACTCATTCCATATAAATGAGAACCTTGCATATCAAAGTTAGGATTAGAGTATTTTATATGAATTACATCTTTTTCGTCAAAGTCAACATATTTATTTCCTTCTATTAATACGTAATGGTCGATAGGACTTTCAACGGTTAGCATCGAAGCGTCTTTCTTTAATACTATTTCGATTAAATGTGCAGGCAATACATAAACTTGAATAGGAATACCAGCATTCATTCCATCTTCAGGACTCATTAAATATATATAACAGTTCCCCGTAATCTTCATGTATGTTTTATATAATCCAAATATATCAGCCCATGTTTGATTAGGGTTTGGTTGCTCTAAAGGGAAGGACATTTCTTCTTCAGAATATGCTTTACTTTGCAGTTTAACTTTTTGGATAAATTGAGATAAGTTTAAATTTCCTTTAGTTGCAAGTTCTAATTGATTAAGTTTTGAATATGACTTCTTATCTTCAATCTGTTTAATACAATAGGGAACGGAAACTGTTTTAACTGTCTGTTTATTGATAATTGCGTAAACGTCAGGATTTGTATTATATCCTTTTTCTAAGTATGTTTTATTATTAGAATCGTATTTAGTATAACCACCTCCTAATAATTGATAAAACGCTTTATTAAAATTGTTATCTATATCTTTTATTCCTAAAATTCTTTTAATGATATTTGCCATATGCCAAAATTAATAAAAAATATGTTAAAAAAAGAAAAAATTACTATCTATTAAATTTCTCTCGATACCGTAACAAGTTAAATCTATGTGTTCATCATGTTTACCATTAGGAAATATAGCTATTTGATGCAAAAAAGCCTCATTCCAAGCTCCTTTAATCAATATAACCCTACCGCCTTCAATAAAGTGTGAACAAGCTCTTGCGTTCTCTATTTTAGAGCTATTTACAAATGTAGTTTTAATTTCTGAAATATTAACATTTGTTTGTTGTCTAATTATCTGTACAATAGACTTACCACTTGCTTTTGGTTCAACTAATGACATAGATACTTTTACACCGCTTGTGTTTATGTGATTAGGAATGAATTTTATCATTTCAGGCATTTCTAAATACTTGTCTATACTTGATAATATTACATAGTCATTATTCCATTTAGCTCCTATCTGAAAGCCTGAAGGGTCATTTTTAGTGTCTTTCGTATACGCACCATCGATAAATAATTCCCACTTTAAAGTCTCTAAAGGTACTTCGCTTTTATCTACTATTTTAAACCAATCTTTACGCCATTCCCCACCCTCAGCAGGCGAAGGAGTTTGCATATATTGACCTGCAAAATTATATCTATTAGCTTGTCTTATTTGCTCTAATTCGTTAAAATCGTGCTTTTCAACCCATAAAGGATTATTATTCTCATCTAATGCTGGTAAACATAAATGCTCCCATTTTTCACCTGAACCACCGTTTAAAAGAAAACCGCTTAAATCTTCTTCATGTAATCTTTGCATAATTACAATTATAGGGGTTTCTCGGTCATTAACACGGCTTCTAATTGTTGAATTATATCTTTCGTTTACTGCGTTCCTTTTAGCGTCTGAATTGGCATCATCTGGCTTTAATGGGTCATCTATCAATATAGCACCTGAAAACATTTTAGATTCAGCTACACCTGCTCCAAAACCTGTAATAGCACCACCTGAAGCAGTAGCATAAACACCGCCTCCGTCTTTATTAAACCATTTCTTTTTACCTTGTGCATCTTTTTTAAGTTGCATTCCCCAAAGAGTTTGATACGATTCACTTTCTATATACTCTTTTGTTTGTGAGCTATTATCTAATGCTAAATCATCTGAATAACTAAGATGAATAAATTTAGATGAATTATTTTTAATCAAACACCATGCAATAAATAGTTTGATAGCTAATTCAGTTTTTCCGTAACGAGGGGGCATATTAATAATACCTCTCTTAATTTCTCCGTTAAAAACACGCATTAAGAACTCAGCTATTAAAATGAAATGAGGCGCAATTATGAAGTTGCGCCTGTGATTTTCTTTATAAATATAACGTGCAAAGAATAAAAAATCATTCTCACATTTTACTTTAATTATTTTTTGTTCGTTAGTAAGATGATTCAAGGTTTTTGTTTATTTTCTTAATTTCTTCGTCTGTAAGTTTTCCAGCGTCTAAGTTTATATTTGTATTTACAGACTCTACTTTATCACCGTATTTTTTAGGATTCAATTTAGACAATGACCATTTTAAAGCGTCAATCTTCAATCTTCTATGCCCTAACATATCGCCTGTTGTAATTTCAACACCTCTTTCAGTCTCTTTTGTTGTAGTTCCCTCCTCAACATTATAGGCAATTTCTATAATTTCATCGAATAAAATATCCGTTCTTAAGTCTGTTGCTAATTCGTACCGTTTCGATTTTAAGGCATCTTCTTTAAGCCAAATAAAGAAAGTGGAACTACTTGGCATATTATCATCTTCTTTCAAAATAGAGCGTAATGAACGCCCTGTTTCAATTTGTTCACATATTTGAGTGAATATAACTTCTATTTTATCTTTATCGTAAGCCATAACTTTAATTTGTGGAGAAGAACGGACTCGAACCGCTGACCTTCCTTAGATGCTCTGACCACTGAGCTACATCCCCAATATAATACAAATATAATAAAAAACCCCTTAAAAAGCACTAACAAAACTTTTAAAGGGGTAAAAATTATTAATTATGAAGTTCAAATTTAAATAATTATAATTTAAGAAACAAATTTATTTTGAATTATATATTTCATTTGCTTTAATAATTGCTTTGTTTGTTGCTTTTATTCTTGAATTATACACAATTATATCTTCTATAATATTAATATTATTTTTAATTTTATAAAAAAACCAATTTTGAAAATGTAAAGTATCAATTAGTATTTTAATCCCAACTGAATCAAAGAACTCTATTATAAGAGCATTTAAAAAAGTTTCTCCTATTCCTAAATAGCTAACAAATAAATCTTTTTGATTAAAAATTTTTATCATTCTTGCAGAGTCGTGATTACTTTTATTATTTAGTATCCAATTTTCAAACTCTATTTTACATTTTCCTGTTAATTTCATAATTTATTTTTTAATTGTTTTAAATACTCATCCATTTTTTCAACTAACAAAGGATTAATTCGTCTTTGATATTGAACATTTCCTTTTGGCTTAGCTCCTGAGTTCTCACGTTTACCACCCCTATTATCGAGGTTGTTGGGCTTTAATGTTTGCGCCATTATTCTATACTTCTGTCTTCGTTAATTGCGTCAATAGCTTGATTTGCCCAAACTTGTGCTGCGTGAGTATTAACGTAGGCAGTATATGCACAGTCAGCACAATCTGCTTTATTAATTGAGTTCATAACCTCTCTACAAGATTTTAAAGCCATCCAATTGTCTTCATTTTCTTCGTTATCCATAATCTCGCAAGCTATTACGTCTAATCCTTTACGAACTAAGATAAGTTCTTCTTGTGTTGCTTCTGCTGTGTTGAATGTAAGTGCGTTCATAATTTTTTTTTTTTTTTTTATTGGTTGTTATCTGAGTACAAATATAAGGCTATTTTTGAATTACGCAACCATAAATTAAAACTTTAACATAATTTTAACAAATTTAAAAATTAGTTTCATAATCAGTCCAAACCAATACTTCAAATCCTTTATCTTTTAACTGTTTAATCCTTAGCTTTTGAATTTCTGATAATATTCCAATTGTTTGTTTAACTTCAATAAACTTAACTCTACCGTCTTTTAAAGCCATCAAATCAGGAATACCTATCCATGATGTTTTTATAAGTTTAATAACTTCCCAACCGTCTTTTTGTAATTTATTTTTAATCTTAGTTTGTATCTTACTTTCTAACATGATAATCTTTTTTAAATTGTGATAGTGTATAATTTTTTTTACTCATAATTGATTTATAAATATAACTTTCAATACCGCCTCGAGCAAAAATATAAAAAACCTCGTTTGCCTTTCTTTCCATTGTAGTCATTCTATCTTTTGCTTGAAAATAAGTAACTGCACTATGTTCTATATTTAAAAAAACAATATAATCCGCATTTTTTAAACTTACACCTTCTCTAAAAGACTGCAATTGACAAGCTATATTTTTATCTGTACTATCAAATGTTTCTAAATCAAAACAAATATTTTCACCATAAAAATCTGTAATCATTTCTAACTCCATTTTAAACTTATAAAAAATAGCTATTTTATTGTTTTTAAACTTTTCATGTATAAATTTAAGTTTTGATTTATCGACTATAAAACCATTACCACTTTCTAAAATACATGTACCTGAATATAATTGATGCAATTTATTCATTAATTTAACTCCTGTTTCAGCTAAAATAAAATCATTCTTACCATGATAAATGCCATCTTTTTTTAATGTATTTGCAATTTTATAAGTAGTCGGTGACATTTCGACTTCTAAAATAGTTTCTTTTACTTCAGTTTTAAAACCTGCTTGCTCTTGTGTAAAAGTAATTATATATTTATCAATTGTCTTTTTAATCTTTTCTTGATTAGCATCGGTATAATCATTTACTTCAGCATAACCTAAATATTTTTTCTTAACATCAACATAATCCTTAGCCCATTTATAAAAATTAGCATATAATTTAAAAGGCGTATAATTTGAAAGCCAAAACTGATGATAAATTTGCGAATATGATTCTGGAGTTGGTGTACCTGATAAAAATATCATTGGTAAATAAGCAAACTTTTCTTTTATTATTTTAGTAGCATTATTTGGTTTTGGAAAAGCTCCGTTTCTATGATGTTCGTCACTTATGATTAAATCGTATTTATCTTTGACTAGATGAACGCTTTCGTTATTTATTACAGTTAGTTCGTAATTATAATTTAAAGCCTTAAAATCGCTTAAAATCGATTGTATTGCTTTTTTCTTAGTTAAGAATAAAACTTTATTAGCTCCGAATAATTTTGCAGTTTCTAAAGCCATTAATGTTTTACCAGTTCGTACCTCACAACATAAATAAACTATTCTTAATTCTTTTAAAATCTCATTAGCTTTATTTGCTATTTCTATTTGATATTGTCTTAATTCCATGTTTTTTGATGTTTTTAGTGTAAAGTGTAAAGTAAAAGTGTAAAGCAAATGTAAAGCAACTTTACAGCAGTTTTTAAATGTTTATAAGGCCTAACAAATGAAATGTAAAGTGTAAAGCAGTTTTTTAGTAAAAATAATATTTTTTTATTTTTATTTTATTTTTCTTATTTAGTCAACTTTACACTTTACACTTTACATATTTGCCTTAATGTGTTTATTTATAATAAGTTACGCTTAAAAAAAGTGTAAAGTAAGGCTTTTTTGCTTTACACTTGCTTTACACTTTCAAACTCTTTTATCCATGCATAAATAGATACTCTTGAAATTCCTAAAAGTTCCGCAGTTTCCACTTTGTTAAACTTCTTGTTTACTTTCCATATCTCAAATAGCTTCTCTTTTTCAGTTTTTCCTTTGTTAGCTACAATAGTGTTTTTTATTTTAGAGACTTCAATAGAATTGACTTTAATCTTTTTTGCAGTAGCCACAAAGTACTTACTTAATTTTTCGGCTTTCAAGATACTATCTTTTGAAATAAGTAATGTATTACCACCATCCGAAAAGAACTCATCAAACGTATGTATTAAGCATGCAAAACGGGGTATGTAACTCTTTTGTTTAGGCAACATAGATTTTAAATATTCATTTTCGTTTTCATCATTCTGGATTATTGTAGTTTCATTAAACATTCTTACCCATTCCTTTCTTGCATCCTTTGAAAATTTAGCAGTCATTGGGATAATTTCGCCATCATCATTACGTTTAATAATTGATTTCAAAGTGTCATAAAACATTATAATAGATTCTTTATACCAAACCAAAGTATTTTCGTCAATCTCTTTTTCATTGTAACAATCTATTTTTAAATCAGGAAAAGATAAAAGCATCCTATCCATAAATCCGTTGTCTTTATTTTCGTCTGTATAGAATGAATTAAATATACTTGGTTGAATACCTCCAAGAACTGGAATAAAAGGTTTTTCAACAAATGAACCTTTACGAGTAAGCCTGTTTAAATTTACTGATTTACCTGACCATGTACTTAACCAAAATTCTAAATCAGAACCTTCTCTATACTTATTCATATCTTTAAGCCATCCTGCCAGCTCATCCTTAAATACACCAACTGCATTATCTGATTCCTGATGCAAATCGACTAAAGCCTCTAATGTAATATCATTAGCTATAAATTGAGTCTTTTTTGGTTCAAATACTTCTGGGTGTTCTTCTTTTTCTTTTTTACCTAAATTAGTATAAAAGTCAAATTTATCACGTTCCTTAATATAGTTCTTAATTTCCTTTTGATTAATTTTTATTAATGGCGAAATAACGTTAGATATACTTGGAGTTTTTCCAAGCCCTGCTTTTCCAACAATAGAAATCCAAACTGTTAAGTTTTCAATCCATCCTTTTTTTACCTCAACATTTATACTATTACCAACACAAACAGAAATCAACCACAACATAGAACATCCCATATAATCAATAGAACTATCTAATTTTGAATGACATTCTTTTAAATAGTTTTGCATTTCAGTAGGAAATATATCTATTGGAAATACTAAATCATTTGCGTTTATATTAGGCTTTTCCTCATCTGATTGAATTGATATTTTAGTTTTAATTTCATTTACTATTTTCTTTAAACGAGAACCAAAACCCTTATTATATAAATCTTTTGCCCCATCTGATAAATTGCCTCCGTGATATTTAAAACAATAAGCTATAAAAGGAGTTATTTGTTTTTCATGTGGATAAATAGTACCAGTTGAAAATAAATACATTAAACCATCTTCTTTATAAACATAGCCTGAATGTGGAGATTCCGAACCGTGTCTTTTAATAACATACTTTTTAGTATGATTTGCAACTATTTGAAAATCACTTCCTATAATTTCAAAAATATCTGTTTTCTGATTAAAATCATCCCAACATGAAATTTCATTTTCTTTATAGTCTTGTTTTTTCTTTATAGGCTCAATTGGTTGTTCATTTACATAGTTGTAAGTACGTGAACAACTCCATAAAACATCCCTATCTTCTTCGCTAATTTCTTTAATTTCATGATAATTAATTTTACTTAAAGTATCATCATAAGCTATAACCATTCCACCTATACCTCTACTTTCAATTAATGCCTCAGGATTGCCTTTTAGTTTTGCTATCTTTGTGTTTCCTTTTAAAGTTTTACAACGGTACAAAATATGGTAACCTTTATTTAAGGTTTTTTTGATAACAAACTTTTTATCAAAATCGTCAATATTATCAGTTAAAAAACCTAAATATTCATCCCAAAACTCTTTTTGTTCTTTTAGAGTTGACAATGTTTTACAGTCAATATCTATAACTTCTAAATTGTTAAAGCCAGTTACCAACCCAAACTTAGGACTATTTAACAGTTCTATTTCTTCGGGTGTTCTTGCAATTGTTTGAGCCTTTTTCCAACTACCAATAGGAGCTTTATTCTCTCCGCATGGTATAACTGAAAACCCTGTTTCAGCTAATTTCTTTAAATAGTGTTTTTCCATAATATATAAAAATGAGAAAACCCCTAATTTGCCATCACACAAATTAAGGGTTTCTCGATTAGACTATTGTCTAAATATCTTAATGCAAGTGATGGTTTGCAAATACAAATATAATCATTTATTCAATACCATAATTAAAATACAGTATCTTTTTTTCTAATTCTTTAGCTTTTATTTTATCAGTTTGCAAAAGTTTACGGTATTCTTTTTCTATTTCTTTGATGTTGAAAGGCGGATGTTTTGATTTTAAATTTTGCTTAGCCATTGTTCATAAATATTTGATGCAATTTGAGCTGTCATTACAGGTGGAACACTCATTCCTAATAAATATAAATAAGGCATATTTAAAAAGTTATAATCTTTTGGGTATGTTTGTCCAGATGTGTTTTCGTTAAAATTACAATGTCTTGGTTCATCAAAAAGTACATTTTTTTTTGTTGAAGTAATAGTATTTAATGGTTTATTACCATATAAATAATTATTGTTAAACATTGAATTTGGTCTATTTTCAATTCTACCTAATGTGCAACTAAAATCACTATCTCCATTAATTCTATTATTCCATATATTTCTTTTTACATCAGTCATTTGACATTTTTCATCATTTGCACTATCATCTTTAATATTATTTAATGATATAACAGGTTCTTTAAATTCCATATTAATTTTTGGTAATTCAGTAAACATATCAGCATAATATAAAAATGGTTTTGCTATATCTTTTCTTAATGCAATAAAAAAAACTCTTTCTCTACGTTGTGGAACTCCCATTTTTGACGCATCAAGTAAAAAGTGTTGTACATAATATCCGGCTTTATCAAACTCTTTATAAATTTTAATAACATATTCTTTTGCTTCTCCTAAAAGTAATCCTTTTACATTTTCAGCAACTACTACTTTTGGTTGTAATTCTTTTGCTAAATCAATAAAATCAAAGAATAAAGTATCTAAAACTTGTAATTCTTGTCCTTCTCTAAAAACTTTTTCTTTTCCCCAATCTTTTTCTCTATTACCTGCCATTGAAAAACTACTACAAGGTGGCGAACCATCCAATATGTCTAATTCATACAATTCTTTTGGCAAATCTTTTCTTTTCGCAAACGTTGTTATTGATTCAAGAAATGAATATTTTGGATTATGATTTAGCTTGTAAACTTCAATCATTTTCTTATCAATATCATTGTGTCCTATCACGTCAAATCCAGCTAATTTATAACCCATTGTAGAACCACCACCACAAGCAAAACAGCTAAATACTTTACCTTTGTCTTTCGTAAAGTTTGCATCTTTTAAATTCCAATTATATGGAAATTTATGTTCTTTTTTCATAATTTTTATTTTTTATCAAATTTAGTCATTTATACATTACGTGTTACATTACATATGTTAAACTTTTGTTAAATAAAAAAACCACGCTACTATTATTCACGTGGTATTATCTCGGATTGTGTATGATTTTAAAGTAAAAAAGATTAATTAGTTTAAAGTCTCCGAATGGTTAGGTTTGGTTTATTTCATTCTTTCGTTTATTATTTTTCTATATACTTTATTTGCATACTCGGAATTGCATCCTCTTTTACGGTAAAATTCTAATACTCGTTTTATTCGTACTAAGTTACTTTGTTTTGCCATTTGCAATGTCTTTTAAATGATTTAAAATAGAGTCTTGTTGTTTACCCCAATACATATCGCAAGAACCATCTGAATTTATAGGTAAGTCAGCAAAATAGGATTGTCTAAATTCGCTTTCTTTTGCAGTGTATCTATAACACGATTCTTTAATTTTGCACTCCATTCCAAAACATTTTGTTATATCTGCCATAATTGTTATTTTTCGAGATTCGCATCCCATTTTATGTACTCCATTAAGTTGTCCGCATTGTTTACATTTTTCCATATTAAAATAAATGTGTAATTCTTAAAATTTGTCCGTTTTCTTTTGAATGTAAAAATCCCTCAACTGCTTTTTTTGCGTGTTGGTATCCGTTCCTGTGATGCCAGCTGTCCGTTCCGCTCGGACTTCTTAAACTTTCAATAGTGATACCAGCATAATCTTTGCTTGTTTTATGATGAACGTGATGCGTGTAAACGTAACGGTGTTTAGTTTCTGCCCATTCTTTGCTAAATTCAACCGCCATCAATAAAGGTAAATCCATTTGTTTTGCTCCGTCTCCATGTGTTGTACCTATTAAATTGTCATGATATTTAAAACTTTTCCTATGAGCTATCGAGCAATCAAAAGTAATATTTTTACAGTTTTTAAAATATGTTTCTATAACATTTGATAAAAAGAACCCGTTTGTATAATCGTGATTTGATGGGTTAAAAGTGAAATGTACATCAGCAACCGTTAAAAGAGTCTCTAAAACATCTACATATAATTGTTTAGCGATTAAAAAGTTTGTATGCCACATTCCGTCAGTGTCTTGTGGAGTTCCTGATGTTGTTAATCTTCTTGGACTGTCTATATGTAAAATATCGTTACCACCGATAAATAATATCTTATCAATATGAAACGATGAAACTTTACTTAAAATGCCCCTAACACCTTGTAAAACCCTTTGAACTGCAATTTGGTTATTATAAGTTTCTCCGCTTTCAAATGCACTGCATAATTTTCCAATATGTATGTCTGCAGGGTCTAAAACTAATAAATAAGAATCATTATCTTCAATTCGTTCTAATTTTGGGAACTTAGGCGAATAATTTTTTAAGTCATTTATTAAAGTTTCGCTTAAATCTTGGAAAAGTTTTTCTTCGGGTTTAATAAATAAAGGATTTGTAACTCTTATGCTTTCATTTTTTGTTTTTAGCCATAACATAGGTGTAGTACTTGGGTCAACACTTAGGTTATCACAAGCTGTCAAAACCCCTTGATTTGATTTTATAAAAGAAACGTGTTTCCTTAGATAGTCTAACTCTTGAAAATTTGCATCTGGTAATAATTCATTTGCAATTTGAGTATTGTTTTTATTTTCCTTAATTCTCTCTATAATTTCGGTATTTAGATAATCATATTTTTTCATAATTATAAGTTTTTTTCTTTTTTGTATATTTCTAAAAGTTCTTTGTATTCTGGATATTTACCATCTTCTTTTTTAAATTTTAAAGAGTATGAATTATTCCAATGCCACTCTGCAAAGCCAATAGCAAAATCATCCGCTATACTTTCACATTTATCCGCAAATCTTCCAGACTCACCCGATGTGTTTATACTAAATTCTGTTTTAAATTGTTCTCTTAGCTTCATAATTATTTTTCTTTTAAGTATTTGATTTCTCTTTGAATAAAATCTAAGGATTTTTCTAAGTCTTTTATTTCATCATCTTTTTTTCCAGCTCTTGAAACGTATTTTATTACATTTCCACGATTAAAATTAAGATTATACATTTTACAAAAGTCTATAATATCGATATTGTTTCCTGTTTGGTAGTGTATTGGTTTTTCTGATTTAACAACTTTATCACAATCAATTCCACAAGCATTTAAAAATATTTTAGCATCAAATATTTCATATCTTTTTTCTTGACATTCTGGACTAAATGTAGAACAAATTTTTCCTTCTTCATTATAATCATTTGTAATATAAGATGCGTATATAGGACTGTTAAAACAACCATACATATCTTTTCGTATTAATTTTTTAGGAATAAAATTTTTAATAGATTCCCATTCTTCTTGTGTGCATTTCATTGCAATAGGTGTGAACTTTTTCATAATTTATTCATTTTTGATTCAACAATAATATATTTAGTTCTCGGACTCCTTACAAAGTCACTTATTAATTCTATCTGATAATCATCGTAGAAACGTTTATTTGTCGCTTCTATGCCTAATTCTTTGATTCTGTATGTAATTGTATCTTTGTGCAAATTTAGCATAATTGCTATGTCTGCAACTCGTTTATAATCTTCCATTAGTATCGAAATAAATTTCTTTGATTCCCGCATAAGTAAAATGAAATTCTATCGTATAATCTTTCTAATTTTTTCATAATCCTATTTATTTAATTGCTGTTTGTGTTAGTTCAATTTCTCTTTTTAAAATAGTTACTAAGTATTCGATATTTCTTTGTTTTGAAATCATTATGGGAAATATCCCATTATGTTTAAAAATCCAACTGAATTCAGTTTCTCCTTTTAATTCAAACCCATCAAACAAACATCTTTCTTTTGCTTTTTGGTATTTGTCAAAATCATCTGAATAAAATATATAGTCTTCATCAGTAGTATTAAATATACTTTTTTCTGCTAAAACATTCCCATCTTTATCACAAGGAACAAACATCCATAATTCTAAAGGTTGTTTAAGGAATCGAGCGTACTTTATTGAATTAGTTGCGAAATCAAGCATACCTAAATTAAAATTTCTATTCTTTTGCTCTTTGTGTAAAATTTCACTTTGGTCTAAAACAAAATCTGTCATTGATATTAATTTTTTCATTTCAATAAATATTTAATTGGTTTAACATCAACGTGCTTTTTTGCAATTTCCTTAGCTTCTTGTTTTAGTCTATATTCTTGCTCGAAAATAGTTTCGTGTTTCTTTTCCATTATATTATCTTTTTAAATTGTTCTAAATAATTGTACACTAATTGTCTTATCTCTATTCGTTTGCTTTTGGGAACTCTAAAACTTCCTAACTGAACCGTTGGCTCGTTGTATTTTAGTGGTGCGCCTGCTTTTTGTGTTTGTTTCATGGTTTTTCTATTTACTTAAAGCCATTATTATTTCGTTCCATTCTGCGTTTAATTCTGGAGATATTTCTTGAATTGAAATTCCTTTTTCTATACACTCTTTAAATAAAGGAGTAAGTTCTTTAATCCTATTACTTAATTCATTTATTGCAAACTCAAAAGAGCCTTTATCTGACTCAAACTCACCGTTAATAATCTTTAGTGACCATATTAAATTTTTATCCATTATCATCTATCTCGTATTTATAAAACATTTTGAAAGAAAAATAACTATCACTAAATCTAAACGCTTTTTCAAGATTATCTTTTTCTTTTACTTTAGCTTCTTTAAAAGCCTCCGTAATTAAGTCTAATTGTAAACTTAAAGACCTTTCTTTGCTAGTTTCTTCTAAGTATGAAAGCTCAGTTTCTAGCCATTGTATTGCGGATTTATTTACCATAACTATAAAGTTAAAAGGGCTTATGATAGCCCTAGTTGTTTTGACGTTTTTCCAGCGTATAAATCGCCTTGTATTGTTTCAACTTCTGGATTTTCTATTTTATAAATTAAATCTTCTAAATCATTCCAAAGGTTTCCGTTTACAAATCCGTTAGCTACTTCTTCGTTTTGAATTTCTCTTAATTTGTTAATTGCTGTCATAATTTCTATTTTTTTAAATTGTTTCTTTTTGTTATACAAATATACATCATTTATACATTACGTAACACACAATAAATGTTAAAGTTTTGTTAATAAAAAACCCACCGTTTAAAGTGGGTTAATAAGTGGGTGAATTAATTAGAACGGTAACGGGTCAGATTCTTCTTGTGGCTCTGGCTCATTTGCTATTGCTGAAATTGGTGGCACTTGTTCAGCTTTAAATACTTTCCATGCTTGTAATGAAGTGAAATACCTTTCTTTCCATTCGTTTGTAGATATATTAAAGTCAACTTTTACAACATCGCCAACTTTATTATACTTATTAAAGTTAGTTACTTTTTCTTCGCCAAATATCTCAAAGCAAAATATTTGTTTTTTATTATCGTAACCCTCGTTATTAGCAACGATAAAACTTTGCTTTTGCCATTCTTTACCGTCTTTTGTAGTTCCTGATTCTAAAGTTAAAACTTTTTCTATTGAGCCTGTAATTTCCATGTTTTGTTATTGTTTTTGTGTTTATAATTTTTTGTTTTGTTTTTTTAATTGTTTTTTAACTTTTTTTATTAAACTTTCTAAAACAGACAATCCTTCTAAATTCTTAATTATTATAATCGTTGGGTATTTGCAATCATCTAAAGAACAATCATCTCCTATTTTTAATTTTTCATTTTCTAAAACTTCAAATTGAATAAATGGAATGTCTAATTCTTCAATACTTCCTTTTGAAATTGCTGTTTTTCCGTTTCCTAATACGTATTTCATGTTTAAATATTTATTTGTTATAGCACATTGCTACGTTTACGTTTTTCATTGATATAATCCAAATATTCGTCAACTTCTTCTTGCGTTGGTTTTTCCTTAAAATAACCTAAAAAGAATAATTCTTTAATTTGGTTTTCGGTCATATCGCCACCTTTTAACATTGTGTTTTCAATAACTTTTGTTCCATCTTGCTTAATCGTGTAACTAACTGGATAATGTGAATTTTCTTCAACTATTATTGCGTAATTTCTGTGTTTCATACTAATTTTTCTTTTAAATGTTTTTTTACATCGTACCAATATTTTTTTGTAATATCTTCTCTAAATGCGTTTTCTTCATTAAAATATTTCAAAACCCCAATAACTTCATCTACTGCAACCAATGCCATATCAACAGCTTTTACTGGAGAAAAACTACCTTTTGAGAGTCCTATCGTTTGTTTGTTGTAACTACCTGCTTTTTTATACAGTTCTTCTGCTTTTTCTTTTGGTGTCATAAAATTCTGTTTTAAAAATCCGCAACGATGCTATAACAAGTGTTTGGCAAAAAAGCGGGTTCGGTTATTAATTTAATGTTGGTTTTGTGTCTTTATAATTTAGGCTTAATCGAAGTTTTAGGCTTATTTATCCGCTTCTTCGCCAAGCACTCGGACGTTAATTTTTCGTCTTTCTTCTCTTAATTGATATTCTCTTTCTGAAAGTAACTTTTTAAATCTTTTACTTTCTTGATAAAAAAGATTATATGTTTCATCTCTCATATTGTCATTCCAATCGCTTTTTTCTTCGTCAACTCTTTTAGATGCTAAGAATGAACTTCTTATATTTTCTGGAATTGACATATAATGTTCCTCCGACATCCTTAAAAATACTTCTCTATTGCTTTGCATAGTTATTTTCTTGTTCTTGGGTTAATGTATATTTTGTTTTTATTTGTGCAATAGTTGCATTAGCTAATTTTGCCTTAGCTAATATTTCAGTAGTAGCTTGTGGTTTTGGTTGTACTGCTTTTTGAGCATCATCATCTTCGCTACCTATACCGCAAATCGAACTTAATGCGTATCTTCTTGCATATGTTATACCACTACCATATGCCTGAGCATCGTTTTGGTTCTTGCAAAATATTTCAGCTATACTTTCAAATGTCTCTCCGCTTTCATGCATTAAAACAGTCTTTACAAAGTTTTTACCATCGATGTTTACAAGGGGTTGCAATAATACAATATTATTATTATTTAACGCTGGGACAATAGCTTCTAAGACATCGTTTAAATCAGCGTATTTGTTTTTAAAGAAAGGATTAACACTTCCTTTTTTTGGCGTTAGCATTTCTTTTTGTGCTTTAATTAAAGCGGTTGCAATTTCTTTCATAATTTAATTTTTTATTTAACGTAAATTTTCATTTTATTTTTATCGTTGTAGTCATAAAACTCAATATTATTACCTTTATTTACTGTAAGGATAAAACTTCCATTTTCATCTAAATTTGCTATTTTAATAGGTTTGCTATCGTTAAATTTAAAATACACTTCATTTGTTTTTGGTTTTTTAATAGTTAATCCAATAACTTCTGTTTTTAATTCGTTCTTTTTCATAATTTAATTTTTTTTAGGTTAATTTTTAATAATTCATTAGTTCCATTTTCAGCTAAATCAATACAATAAGCTAATTGTTTCTTTGCTCGTTTAATCTTAACCAAAAGTTCCTGATTCCATTCTTGCTGTTCTTCTAATTCAGTCAATGGTGGTAAATCTTCCCAATTAGCAGGATTTAATGGGTCGTTAGTTCCTGTAATGTAATCGTCTAAGTTCATAATTTCTATTTTTAAATTTAAACAAATATAATACTTTTTTTTAAATAAAATGTAGTTTAGTGGTTATTTTATTAAAATAATTTTTGTTGTGCTACATGCTTGTTAATACGTTCCATTGCTTTATCGAAATATTCTTTATCAAGTTCACACGCTGTTAAGTCATATTTATAATCGTGACAAGCTATTGCAATACTTCCTGAACCTAAATGTGTATCGAGGATTTTGTCACCTTGTTTAGCGTATTTGTCTAAAAGCCATTTGTATAATGCTACCGGCTTTTGTGTAGGATGTATTCTAACCTCTTTATTTTTCATATCGTGTTGAATCATTCCGTGCCAAGCAATATCAACAAAATCTAATTTATTCATCCAACTAACCCAAGCAAGTTCTCCAGTACTATAAGTAGGCATTGTTACGTTTTTATGCCAATAAATCATACCTCCAACTAATCCGAAGTAATTTGCACCCCATATAATTTGACGTTTACTCACTCTTTTTAATTCATCAAAATATTCATCTGAAGGAATATCTGAATCCCATAATTTAGAACCATATTTTTTTGATTTTGTTGCTGATTTTTTTGTTTGAACTTTATTTTGTGAGTTTTTAACATCTGCATCAATCCCATAAGGCGGGTCAACTATTGCTAAATCAAAATAATTATCGGGATAACGTTTCATTAACTCCATGTTATCCTCGTTTGTGATTGTTAGCATACTAACTATTTTTTTTATAAATTTCTTCAAATGTCAATCCTGTTTCTTCAAAGAAGCGTGTTAATTCAACTAATACTTTAGGTCTTTTTTTATCCCAAAATGAAGCGTTAATTGAATGCATATTAAGCTCATAAACTAACTGTCTATTTGGTAGTTGCATTAGTTGTTTAAAATTTAATTCTAATCGATTACAAACGTTGTAAATACGGTCTAATAACTCAGGACTTTTGTTTTTCCAAACTGATATATTAGCTATCTCATAACCTAACATAATAGACAATTGAGTGTCTGTAACTCTTGGATAACCTTTGACTTCTAACATCAGTTTTATTCTATTCGGGCAAAAATTTGATTTGTTTTTCATATCTTAATGGTTTTAATAATTTCGTCAATTGAACTTTCTTTGGCTTTTTCGAGTAGTTCTATTACTTCTTCGGAACTGTAAACTTTTAAATCGTGCCAGCCTAACTCTGGGGTAAATATTCGTGTTGTCATAATTTTTGTTTTTTATATTGTTTCCACTTCTTTTTTGCCTTTTTTGTCGCCTTTCTCAATTCTCCGAAATAAGTAAATCCGTATGAATAAGTTTTATCTGAAAAAAATCCGTCTAAATAAGCACCTATGTATTTTTGTTTTTCTGTCATTGTAATATACTTTTCAAATAGTTAGGGTTTATTTCTAAAATCATTAATGAAATAATACTTAATATTAATGTCGTAATTGATACGATGCCTAATATTAAGAATATTGTTTTTTCGTGTGTTTTCATAATTATTTCTTTTTAAATTTTTCAAACCATTTTTCTACATCTTCATAATAAATATTTACTCTTTTTATATTTAGCAATAATTTCAACACTTCATCTTCGCTATAGCTTCTTTCTTGTTGCCATTTAGCACCTAATTTAAAAGATTCCATAGCTAATGTATTTTCCCAACTAAGTGTATCATGATAAGTTAATCTTTCAGCAGCTTCTTCAAGTGTTTCTTTTTTCATTTCGTTAAGTTTAAGATTAATACTGTAATTGTTAGAACCGCACCCATATATAATAATGATGCGAAAATGTTTTTAAGGTTTTTCATAGTTATTAAATGTTTCGTTGTAGTATTGTTCTGCCTCATTTTTTTGGTCTTTTAAATCTTGCTCTTTAAATTCTAATTTAAGACCTAAATATTCAGCACTTGAAATCCAACAATATTTAGTTGTTTTAATACAAGCATTAATAATTTGCTCTTTTTCTTCAGATATAAATTTAGAGTCTATAAGTCCTATTACGCATAATAAGTCCATATCTCCACCATTATCTACCATATTTTGAATATGTGCTTTTAACCCTTGCATTGCTGTTTTCATAATTTATCGTTTTAAAGTTTCAACAAAGATATAATAAAATTTATATTAAATATATTTTTTTATTAAAAAAGTTTGTTGTATGTTTGTAAAGAATTTAAAAACAAAAATATTATGAAAGAATTTAAAGGAACAAAAGGAAAGTGGAGTGTGTTTAAGAAATTAGATGAATTTGCTATCACTACAATTGACGAAACGCAAGCTGTATGTTTTATGCCTGATTTATATACGTATTCAGAAGCTAACGCTAAACTTATCGCATCAGCTCCAGAAATGTTTAAAGAATTAAAAGAAACAATTATTGATTTAAAAATACTAAAAAATCAAATAATAGACGCCAATAAAACCAATCATTTATTTGATGGTATGCCAGAATTAATGGAAAAATGGATTGAAAGAAAACAACAACTACTAACCAAAATAACCGATTAACCATGAGCGCACAAGAACAACACCAAGCCTTTTTAATGCTACAGATAAAAGCATTACAGACGGAAAATTTAAGACTTAACAACGAATTAAAGAAAGTAAAAGAAGTTGCTTTTAAAGTAAGATTAAGCGACCCTAATTTCGACAAGCCTTTGAAAGATATTGAAGTGAATTATGAAAAAATAAAAAAGTAATTATGGAAAAACTAATAAAAATGTGGCAAGAAAGGCAAAAGCATTACGAAGATTTAGCCGAAAAGTACAGAGACAACGAACACAATTGTAAAAAGTTCACTTATAAAGCAATGGCGACAAGAGATTGCTGGAAGGAATTATTGACAGAAATAGGTGGAGAAGTTTATACATGATGCAATATCAGAAAAGATAAAAATAGAGTATAAAGATTTAATTCCTAAAGTTAAAAATACTTGTCCTTTTTAGATAAAACCATAAGAAAATAAACAAACATAAAACGAAAAATAAACCGATATACAATAATGTATTATCTGTTTTTTCGCTTTCTTTAATTTTTACTTCGCTTTCTTTTTTAATATTAGAAACTTTATTTTCTGTTTTATCTTCCGTTTTAATTATTTTGCTTTTATCATTTGTAATAACTACATTAAAATAGCTTTTTCCGTTTATTATAATCGGTTTAAGCGTATCAAATGGTTTTAAGGTAAATATATCGTTTAAAATTATTTCTTGGCTTAAAACGTGCTTATTTTCGATAATTAAAGAATCGCTTTTAAATGTAGTTTGTTTATTTGAAACTTTACGTGTCCCGCATGATGACAAAAGCAATAGTATAATAACCGCAATAGTAGCGGATAATAATAAAGGATAGTTATTTTTCATTTTACCAAGTTGTTAAGGCTGAACGTTTCCACGTGTTAGTTGCTGTGCATACATACATATAATTAGCATCATAACGTATTTCACCCAACACTCCTGTTGCTGTTGCGCTTTCGGGTGCTGTATTTAAAGCATTAAGTTTATATTGTGAAGCTGTTACATTTCTTGCTAACAAATCACGTCTATTGGCTTCTAATCCTGTTGCTGTGATACCGTCGTATATTTCTAAAACACCTGCTGAATTTCTTTTTAGCCCTAAGTCATTAGTTCCAAAATGATTTGAACTTGTCCAATATAATCGATTATTAGCACCTTGCTTAATAGCACTATCTCGTATAACTAAATTATTTGAATTAAGAAAAATATTATTATTTAACCAAGTTTCCGCTCCTATAAAAGCAACCGCATTATTTGAGTTTGTTGGATAAAAATAATTATAACCCTGTGAAATTACTAAACTTTTATTATAAACCCCCCAATCATCCGAAACAACTCCACTATAATTTTGAGAATAAGCACTTGCAACCGTTACGTTTGTAGTATTGGTATAGGCTGTTATAATTCTCCATTCACCGTTTATAGTAAGTTTTGCGCCAACCATTGCAGAGGTGAATTGAGTGCCTACACTTGTAACAGTTGTTCCGCTTGTGCTTACAGTTGAAGTGGGGGTAAACCATTTTACAGAATGATATAATATTGTACCATCCTGTAAAGCATATGTATTTGGGTCTAATTCTGAACCTTTACCAGTTAATGGGTTTGTAAGTGTATTTTGTTTTAATCCAATTGCAATTAAATTATCGCTAATCTGTTTTTGCAATTTACCTAAAGCAACTAAAATAGAATCAGTTGAAACTATTGGAGTGCCTATTAAAAAAGAAACCCCATTTATAAAAGTAGATAAAACACGGGCAGTTGTAAAGTATAAATTTGATGTTCCCTCAGGCAAAGCGTCTGTATTTGAAGCGCCACTACCCGATGCTCCTGATTGTACCCAAATATTTTCCTCAGCATCCCAAGAGTAATTTACAACATCGGTTGCCCCTACTTCATTAACTTGCGCACTATCTCCAGCATTTGCAGTTGGTAAAGCTAAATTTAAGGCTTCAAAAGTTAAAAATACACCTTTAAATCTATCATTATAATCAGCTATATTTAATTTTTGGTCAACCTCTGATAAAAAAGTATTAAACTCTAATTCAGTGCCAACGAACCCACCATCCAAAGCTGATTGATAGGCTGTTTTTCCTGCTATACCTTGTTCTCCTTGTGGACCAGGCATAGACATTTCACTAACTGCAATAGTTATTTCTTCAACCGTTTCTTCTATCTGAATTAACGGATTTACTACTATTTCTTCAATTACTATATTCATACTATTGGAATGGTTATGTCTTGTAAAATTTGCAAATTAGCCTTAAAATAAGTGTATACAGTTCCATCAGGAAAAGTAACTTGTAAGTCAGAAATATAAGTAGCTGTATTAAAATCTAAGATTCTACTATTCATTATAACCTCCGTACTGCTTGTTTTTTCAAAAGTATTATCTTCCGTACTCCAAGCAAAAACAGTGCGTGAAATAGCCATCAATTTGAACTGCATATCGATTCTGCAATTGGTAATGTCAAAAGGAAACGTAATTTTTCTACTGTTAAAAGTATCGCCTTTTATGTGTGGTTTAATCGTCCATGTTTGTATCATTCGTGAAAATATAATTTTGATTCTGCTTTTCGTCTTTCGATAAGTCCTTTTAATTTTACTCCGTTTGCTGAAATATATTTAGTTTCAAACCATTTTTTAATACTTTCGTTGTTAGCTTCATTGTTTATTAAATTAAATAAAGTATTTGAACCACCAGTATTGTAAGTATGTGAAACTAAAGCGTCAAACTGATTTTGTTTTAATTGTACTTTTACTTTTTTATTTACAATATTTTCGTAAATAGTCAAAGTATCTTTTAATAATAAAGTAGCTTCATTTTCATTTATAGCTTTATCGTTTAACTTTACTTTTTTACCATCAACATATTTAGTAGAACCGTAACCAATCGTAGCAACTCCAGCAGGGCATAAATAAGGTTTAGCTATAAACCCTTCGAAATATTTTATTAAATCAATCCCAATTTGTGATGTTTTCATAATTTATTTGCTTTGAAATAACCAGATAAAAAAACCTATAACAGCAGTAATTACCCCTTTAGCCACAAACTTAACATTATTCATGTTGTCATCAATTAATATTTGTTTAGCTTCTAAATCATCAACCTTGCTTTCAAGTCGTTCTAATAAGTGAACTACTCCTTTTTTACCAGTTAATTCAGTACCTGTCAATAGATTACGAATATCTCTTGTAACCTCCTTAACATCGGTCATATCAGACTTATAAACTTTGAAGTGATTTTCTAAACGGTCA